GCGCTAGCAGTTCCAACAGAACCAGCACTTTGGGTTCAAACGAGTTACAACACTTCTGGTGGAGTTCACTCACAGGGCGGTACGCCACTGCGTAAGAATTTTGCTGGTATTGGGTACACATACGACTCAGGTCGTGATGCGTTTATTCCACCCAAGCCATTTGCGTCTTGGTTGTTGAATGAAAGCACTTGTCAGTGGGGCGCACCCACACCTATGCCCGTAGAAGAAGGCAAGCGCTTTACATGGGACGAACCCACAATATCTTGGGTTGAAGTAACTCAAGGAGCCTAACGTGGCCCAATATAGCGGCATCTTTACACTGTCTCAGGCAAGCCAAGCCATTAAGGACAACAACTGGACAGGACTGCCTCCGCAAAATGTGGAGTATTTGGTTGTTGCTGGTGGTGGCGCAGGGGGTGCGGCAGTAGGTGGTGGTGGTGGCGCTGGTGGTTTACTCGCAGGGTTTTCAGGTGTAACTGCGGGTAGTCAGTTGTGGATAACTGTTGGCGCTGGTGGAGCATCTGTTAATACGGAAACAGGAAATGTTGGTAATAATTCAGTTTTAATTGCTACATCTTCTGGAGCAACAACTGGAAACATTGTTGCAAATGGTGGTGGTGGAGGTGGCGGAACAACTGGTGGTTATGGAGCAATTACTCCAGCTACATCAGGAGGTTCTGGTGGTGGTGGTGGTGCTTATATATCTCCAGCAGGTGGAGTGGCAGGAGCCTCTGGCATATCTGGTCAAGGTAATGCTGGTGGTTTAGCACTTGATACAACTTTAGCGCACATGGCTGGTGGAGGTGGTGCTGGAACAGTTGGTTTGCCGTCAAATAGTTCTGTATCTGGCAATGGTGGCGCAGGAATTGCCAGCGCAATATCTGGTTCAGTTGTTGTTTATGCTGGTGGTGGCGGTGGTTCATCTAGTTCGTCAACGGGTGCGGCAGTAGGTGGAGTAGGTGGTGGCGGTGCTGGCGCACAAGGTTCAACAGGAACAAATGGCACAGCAAATACTGGAGGCGGTGGTGGGGCGGCTTACGCTCAAGGAAATGCCTCTGGTGCAGGCGGCTCTGGCATCGTAATCCTCCGCTATCCAGATACATTCATAGCCGCAACAAGCACAACAGGTTCACCAACAATTACTGTGGCTGGAGGCTTTAGGGTTTACCAATTCACGGCCTCTGGTTCTATTACGTTTTAAGGTTTAAATAATGTCGGCACAAACAATGACGTATGACAGCCTCGTGGAGGATGTTATTAGGTACTGCGAGCGTAATGATGAATCATTTGTCGCGCAGATTCCTAGGCTCATCATGCTCACAGAGCAAGGCATTGCCGCGGAGATCAAAACCTTAATGCAACTGAACGTGGTTAACACCACGTTAACAGTTAACAACCCCGTGTTACAAAAACCAGTGCGTTGGCGCAAAACGATTAGCATGAAGGTTAACGGTAAACCAATCCTTAACAGGTCCATGGACTACGTTACGCAGTTCCAGACCGAGTCTCCCACAGGACAACCTTTGTACTACGGCGACTACGATTACGACCACTGGGCCTTGGCCCCAATTCCCAACAGCGCGTACACTGTTGAAATGATTTACTACAGCCGCATTCAGCCGCTGGATATTGAAAACCAAGAAAATTTACTGACACGAGAGGCCCCTCAGGCCCTCTTGTTTGGCACGCTCTTACAAACCCAAGGGTACCTGAAAAACACCGAAAAACTGGCCGTGTGGAAAGGGTACTACGATTCCGCAATTGCGGCCCTCAAAGGCGAAGACCAGCGTCGCATGGTTGACCGCAACGCTACAAGACAGGAACCTTAATGCCTACATATACCTCGCCCTTTACCGGCAACGTTATCCAGCCAACGGACGTCAGCTATGCTGGTGTATCCTTAACTGGCACGCTTCAACTTTACTGGCCACAGTACGTTAACGCGGGCCAGCAGGTTGCCGCCCGCATCATGGACATTCAGGCCACGGCGGGCTCTATCTTGGTCCTGCCCGACGCCACACAGGCCTCTGTTGGCCAAGACATTCTAATTCGCAACACCGGCGCTAACTCTTTTACGGTTCAGCGCTTTGGTGGTGCTGGCTCGTTTAGTGTGGCCTCTGGTGCGTCCCAGTACACCTACATCACAAGCAACACCACGCAGGCGGGCGTATGGGCCGTCCTAGCGTTTGGAACGGGTACGTCTACAGCAGACGCCGCAACCCTTGCAGGAAACAGCACAGCGGCCCTTTTAGGCAAGCTGGAGGCCTCTTTTGTCACCAACGAATACACGTCTGTTCCAACAATCGCCGAATCCTCACGTGGAGAGTGTTTTGTGTGGACCGGCGGCGCCGGCACGTGGACCCTTCCCGCGGCGTCTAGTTTGTCTCAAGGTTGGTTTATTTTGGTGCGTAACAACGGCACCGGCGCGCTTACAATAGCAACAAGCGCGGTTGGGTCAACAATTGACAACCTGTCAACGATCACACTCCCCCTTGGAGACTCTTGCTTTATCTGTGTAAACAGAGACCCAGCCAAACAAGACTTCTTTACCGTGGGCCGTGGCCGCCCCAACAGCCTGACGTTCTCGTCTGCCACGTACGACGTGGACACCGTGGCCGGCGCAACACTGAGCCTGATCACCAACACGCCAATTATTCAGCGCTTTACGGCATTGAGCGGCTCTCGCACAACCAGCCTTTTGGTTCAGTTGCCTGCCGTGACTCAGGTGTACTACATCCTGAACGACACCAACCAAAGCGGGTACAACATCAACCTGCAGGTTGTTGGCAGTTCACAGTCACCGTACAGCCTGCCGACCAACACACAAGCCATTGTGCTGAGTGACGGTACTAACATTTATCCTCTTATTCAGGCCAACATTGGCCAGTTGATTGTGAACCGAGGAACCGCGGCGGCGCCGGCCTTTACGTTCTCTTTGGACCCAGTAACGGGCATGTACTCGCCTAACAACTCTCAGCTTGGTTTCTCTGTGGCGGGCACCAACATTGCCACCATGGACGGCACTGGCGGCGTGGGTAACTTTATAACCACCTTTGTGGGTCGCGTTCAGGCCGGACTAATCTCTGGTGGGGCGTTCTAATGGCGACTGAACCGTCTAAAATCTTTACCCTTTTTGTCAAGCCCGGCATCAAGCGGGACGGCACGCGGTTTGAAACCGACGAGTTTAATGACGGACAGTGGGCCCGTTTTCAGCGTGGCAAGGCCAAGAAGATTGGCGGCTACCGCCAAATGTTTGCGTCCCCAACGGGCATCTCGCGCGGGCTAATCACCAACTCACAAAACGGCGTTAACTACATTTACGCCGGCAACTACAAAGGCGTTGAGGTGTTCAACACCGGCACAGACCAAGGTGTTGGTATTGGACCTTTTGCCGCGGAATTCAACACAACATTTGTTGTTACAGCAATTACCCTTGGCACCAACACGATGGTAGTGTTTGGCAACCAAGTAACAACGCTGGCCAGCGGCACGGTGTTCTGGGCGTACAACACGTCTGGTGTGAGAACTAACTACACGGTTAGCGCAACGCCTGTGTACAACTCTGGAACCAACCGCACCACTGTCATAGCTGTCTCGACTACCGGCCTGTCTGCCACGGCGCCGTTTGAAATTTATTTACCTAACGGTATTGCGTCTAGCACGCAGTACCTGTGGCAGTTTGACATTGCATTTGACTCCTCTGGCGCAGGCAACTCTAAACTGCTTGCACACCCCGGGCGCAACCTAGAGAACATTGACTCTGGTGTTTTGACCTCGTTGTACGCGGGTGACTTTTTGCCAGACCCAACAACTGGCAAGTATGTGCTAACTCAAGTCGTAGACTCTGGTGGCGCAACACCCACGTACTTGCCAGTTGACGCCAGCGGCGGCGTTGTGGTGCTACATCCGTTTATTTTTGTGTACAGCAACTTTGGTGGCCTGCGTAACAACAACGTGTCGTTTGCTTCTGGCTCTGCGGTTGTGCAGACCTTCAACGACTGGAACGGCACGCTGGCCAACGACGTGAACGTGGCCGCGGGTAAGA